AGAACAATTAGTATTTGATAAACCTTATTTGATTATAGCATCATCTCTTAAAGATTTGATGGCATATCAGAAACTAAAGATTAGTAATTCAGAAGCAATTGCACCAGACAGTGAGAATACTATGATACCTGAGAATATAATGAGCAGTATTAGTTCTAAGTATCAAGGAGTATGTGTATTATTTGATAATGATGAGGCTGGTATAAAAGCTGCTGAGAAATATAAATCTAAGTATGGTTTTAATTATGTTATTCTTGATCTTGAGAAAGATTTATCAGATGCTATTAAAGTACATGGTATAGATAAAGTGAGAGACAATCTCTTGCCATTACTAAAAAATGCAATACTATGAGTAAATGGTCATACCAAGGTGCAGATTTTGAAAGCTCTATGATACCAGAGGGAGCAGAGGGATTTGTGTATGAGATGCAGGCTGTAATAGATGGTAAGCTAGTGAGGTATATTGGAAAGAAGAACTTTTATTCTATAACAAAGAAGAGATTTGGCAAAAAAGCCCTGTCTTCTATGCAGGATAAGAGAGCTAAGAAATATACTATGCAAAAGAAACTTACCTATCTAGACTATTATAGTAGCAATGCTGTGCTGAAAGATGCACATAAAGCCGGGATAGAAATTAGAAGATACATGCTCAAGATATGTTTCTCTAAAATGGAACTTACTTATTATGAGACTAAGTTTCAGTTTGTTAGAGGTGTATTAGAGAGTGATGAATTCTTAAATGGTAATATCCTAGGTAGGTTTTACAAATTCAAATAATTATGACAGAACAAGAATTAATGCAAACCTTGATCCAGTTAGCGGATCTGGGGGTTACTGGTATTAGAATAAATTATGAAGGTGGAGGAGATAGTGGTTGTATAGAAGATATAATGTATACAGATAAAGAGGGTGTTTCACTTGATGAAGTTCAAAATTTACCTTGGGATTCTAAGGATCTAAGAAAGTTAAGTAGTGAATTTTCAACAAATATAGAAAACTTTACCATAGATACAATTCTTGATGATATTGAAGATTGGTGGAATAATGAAGGTGGTAATGGTACATTGGCTATACTAGTTCCTTCTGGGGAATATAATGTAGAAAACAATATCAGAAGAATTGATTATGATGAGTTTTTTCATGAGGGTAATTTATTTAGAAAAACAGAAGACTAATGTCACATTCAATGGAACATGCAAAATCCTCTGCTAGAAAGTGGGGAGGTGAGCCACATGAGTATTTAAAGTATCATGAGTGGTTTGATGAAACAAAAGCTTGGATAGGTCATTCCAAGCACAGAATGTTCAGACACCACAGTGAAGGTATATTTGAGATGGAGAGCATCTTTGGAGTAAGCTTTGTAAATAGTGATAACAGAGTTGTATACACCAGGTATATTGGTGAGCAACATGTTAAAGAAGATTGCAATGGATATATTCCAAGTGCTAAAGAGTGGGTTCAGAATTTAGATAAGCCCACAGAGTGGATGATTAAAACTTTAAAAATTGAAGACTGATGATTTTAACAAAAGAAGAAGTAAAGAATCTGATTGGAATGCTAAGGTCTCCCGACAAGGATAATAGACTTATAGCTTTTAAGATAATAGAAGATCTAAATCTTAAAAAGCATGTTGGAGAAATAATGGTAATGTATAAATATGGTGAGTATAACTTAGAGAGTTGGGAAGCAGATTGTAAACCTGTCTATCAGTTTATAGTAGATAGGATTGAAAAGTTCAATGGAGATTGGGAAAATAAACTAAGCTCCGGAGAAATACTTTCACTAATGACAGCAAATAAATCTAGTAAACAATCAATAGAATTATTCTTAGAATATTTTATTAGAGACATGACTAAGATGTTAGATGCTATGGGGTATCCTACAGACAAGTTTGAGTTAGACATAAAATTAAAAGATGATGGACAAACAACAGAGTCTTAGTAAGATTAGTAAGGAATTAATGTTGAAAGAGCCCTATTATGGGTTCTTTCTTATTATGCTTAATAAAGTATGGAGAAAAGATCTTCCTACTGCAGGAGTGAGTAAGAATGGTATTAACTTTCAGTTAGCTATTAATGAAGATTTTTGGACGGGCCTGAGTGAGATGCATCAAATGGGATTACTAAAGCATGAATTACTTCATATTGCTTTTGGTCATCTCACAAGTTTTAAGTCTTTTAAGAATAAGAAACTTGCAAATGTAGCAATGGACATGGAAATCAATCAGTATATTGATAAAGATTGGTTGCCCGAGGGTGGAATAGATATAAATGACTATGAAGATTTAAATCTTGAAAGAAAAGCTGGTTGTAGATATTATTATGACAAGTTAAATCAGTTTCAAGATGAGAAGGATAAGAATGGTAGTTGTGGTAATGAGGAGATGGATGAGTTACTTGATCAAGTAGCTAATGGAGAAGTACCAGATCATAGTACATGGGAAGAATTTGAAGATCTTAGTGAAGCTGAACAGAAGCTAATAGAGAAACAATTACAGAAAGTTCTATCTGATGCTAAAGAACAAACTATTAAAAAGCGTGGTAATATTCCAGGTGAGATAGAAGGAGTAATAGTTATTGATGAGATAGTTGCACCTAAGTTTGATTGGCGGGGATATATTAGAAGGTTTACTGGAGTTAGTACAAAGGTATTTACTAAGAAAATCCGTAGAAAAGAAAACAGAAGGTATGATGAAAATCCAGGTCTTAAAATTAAGATGAAACAACATATGCTACTAGCTATTGATACTTCGGGTTCTGTAAGTGATTCTGAGCTAAAAGAGTTTATGGGAGAAATACATCATATCTATAAAACAGGTGTAGATATTACAATGATACAGTGTGATACAAGTATTAGATCTATTGAACCTTACAAAGGTAATAATGAGATTAAAGTACAAGGCCGTGGAGGTACTGAGTTTGATCCTGTTTTAGATTATTATAATGCTAATCAAAAGAAATATACTAGCTTGGTATATTTTACTGATGGTGAGTGTTATACATCTGTAGTACCAAGAAGTAATATTCTTTGGGTATTGTCAGAAAGATCAAATATGAATGAGAGTTTGCCTGGAAAAGTCATAAAACTAGAGCTATGAGTTTAAATGAGTTAAGAAATTTTATTAAAGATAAAAGTTTGGAATATCCTCATCTAAAAGATGAGTTTTATGATTTATATTCATTGTGTCTTAGTGAGATAGAAGAGGGTGGTAGTGAGAGACATGAAATAGAATTATGTATTAATGATATAGAAGAAACAATAAAAGAGAATTAATTATGAGCACAGTACAATTAAATGTAGAAGAGTTAAAAGGATTTATCCGTCATATGGTTAAGAATAACCAGCATATTCAAGCTGAAGGCAAGGTGCCTGTTGCAATTAACATAGAGGGTGATGCCGGTCTTGGTAAGACTTCTGCTATTATGCAGTTGGGTAAAGAGCTTGGTATGGATGTAGTAAAACTTAATCTATCACAGATAGAAGAACTAGGTGACCTTGTTGGTTTTCCTGTTAAAGAATTTCTAGTAAAAAATCAGGAGGGTAAGCAAAGATGGATAACTGAAGCTCAGATACAAGGAGCTCTTAAAGCAGGATATACTGTTGCTGATAAGAGAATGGCTCATGCTGCTCCTGAATGGATACAAGGTAAAGGTGAGGGTGGTTTCTTGGTATTGGATGATTATACTCGTGCGGATTAACAAAATATGCAGTCTAATAGTGTTAGTGTGAATAATTTAACTATCTTTGTGATATGGAAAAATTAAACACACAAACTCTTAAGACAGCATTAAAGAGTATAGGAATCTATAAAATTAAAATTAATGATAAAGAGTACATTGGTAGCTCTTGTAATATTGGTAACAGGTTAAAACACCACTTGTGGTCTCTTGAAAATTTAAAGCATCATAATAGAACAATGCAAAATTTATACAATAAATATGGTAAAGAAGAAATTTATTTTACAATTGTGGAAATATGTTCTGATGATATTTTAATAGAAAGAGAAGCTTATTATATTAGTACACTAAATCCTTATATAAATCATATACTAGATCCTCAAACTTTAGTTAGAGATGATGTGTATAAAAGAAGGATAAGTGTTGCTAAAAAAAAGGCTTATGCAAATGGTTTAAAACCTTATAATCTTAAAGCAGTACATAAGTATTCACTTGACAAAGGTGAGTATTTAGAAAGTTTTGAATCTTTTACAGCTGCTGCTAAATCTATTAATGCTAAAAGTATTAATAGTATAAAAGCAGTATGTAATGGAAAACAAACTTCTGCAGGAGGTTATATCTGGTCTTATAATAAAGTTTCTTTAGTATTTTCTAGAGATAAAAAATATAAGTTAGAATCTGTATTACAATATAGTACTGATAATGTTTTTATCAAAAAATGGGAGTCTATAACTGAAGCAAGTAAAGAACTTGGTATCTCTAATATTAATAGAGCAATATCTAAAGGTTTAACTGCTGGTGGTTATAGATGGAAAAAAGCATAAAGTGGTTGGTCCGCAATAAATCATGTGAATTCAGGGAAACTCCAGAGATGGACAATCCTGAGCCAAGCCTTATAGGGATATAAGGAAGGTGCAACGACTAGTGTATGGAGTCTAGAACAGACAGTAAAACACCAAGAGCGCATGACACATAGAAATATGTGATGATATAGTCTGAACTGTGTGTATAATCTAATAATA